TGGCGGGTGATCTGCGAGCCGCAGGTGCGCGCGCGCATGAAGCGCGTGTTTCCCCGCGTGCGCCAGCACGCCGCAGAACACATCGACCTGTCGGCCACGCCCGAGAACAGCCGGGAGCTGCAGTGGTTCACACAGCGCTACCCATTGTCGATGGATGCAGATACCGAGCGCGCGCTGCAGCTGCTGGCCGCCGAGCATGTGGAAATGGAGCGCGGCCTCGGCGAGCTGCTGGCCGGTCGTGTGCAGATACCGGAGTTCACCTTGGCCAAGCCGCCTCGGGAGTACCAGCGCGTCGCGGGTGCGCAGCTGTCCATCCGTGGCGGCCTGCTGCTGGCCGACGATCTTGGCCTTGGCAAGACGGTCACCGGCATCTGCCCCATGGCCGCGCCGGGCAACCTTCCGGCGGTGGTGGTGTACCCGGCGGCACTGCCGAACCACTGGCCGGAGAAGCTGGCCGAGTTCGCGCCGCAGCTGCGCGTGCACCACATCAGGAAAGGTGCGCCGTACCCGCTCGTGCGGCAGCCGAAGCAGCGGATCAAGGATCTGTGGGACACGCTGCCGGACGTCATCCTGGTCAGCTACCACAAGCTCCGGGGCTGGGCTGAGACACTGGGGGAGATAGCGCAGTACGTGGTCTTTGAGGAATGCCAGCAGCTGCGCAGTCCGGACAGCAGCATCCACAGTGCCTGCCGGCACCTGGCCAGCCGGGCACGGCTGCGCATGGGCCTGACCGCCACCCCGATCTACAACTACGGGTGCGAGTTCTTCCACGTGGTCGACCCGCTGCTGCCGGGCTGCCTGGGCACCTATGACGAGTTCCTCCGGGAATGGTGCATCTCCGCACCCGGGGAGAAGGCCAAGCTGCAGGACGCCGAGCAGTTCGGCCAGTACCTGCGGCGCCAGGGGATCATGCTGCGGCGCACCCGCAAAGAAGTGGGTCGCGAGCTGCCGGCGCTGTCGAAGATCCCACATGAGGTGGAGGCCGACACCAAGGCGCTGGACGCCATCACCGGCGACGCCGCAGCGCTAGCGCGGATCATCCTGCGGGCCAACGAGCAGTACCGCGGCGAGAAGATGCAGGCCGCCGGCGAGTTCGACCGGCTGCTGCGGCAGGCGACCGGCGTGGCCAAGGCGCCCTACGTGGCCGAGTTCGTCAGGCTGCTGCTGGAGAGCGGGCAGAAGGTGCTGCTGTTCGGTTGGCACCGTGAGGTCTACAGCATCTGGCAGGAGAAGCTCGCTGCGTACAACCCGGTCATGTACACCGGCAGCGAGTCGCCGAACCAGAAGCAGGCGGCGAAGGAGGCATTCATCTCTGGGGACAGCCAGGTGATGCTGATCAGCCTGCGCTCTGGTGCTGGCATCGACGGGCTGCAGCACGTGTGCAGCACCGTGGTGTTCGGCGAACTGGACTGGTCGCCCGGCGTCCACGAGCAGTGTATCGGCCGTGTGCACCGCGACGGCCAGACAGAGCCAGTCATGGCGTACTTCCTGCTCTCCGACAGCGGCAGCGACCCGATCGTTTCCGACGTGCTCGGGGTGAAGCGCGAGCAGATCGAGGGCGTGCGCAGCCCGGGCGAACACCTGGTGGAGCGGCTGGACGTAGGCGAGAACCAGCTGCGCGCGCTGGCCCAACAGTTCCTTCAACAGCAGGGCGCGGCCCTGGAAACAACCAACGTTACAACCATGGAGACCTCCCGATGATTCCCCACTTCCTCAGCCTGGACGAGGCAACCCACCACCTGTATCTGGAAGGAAAGGAGGGCCCCATCAGATGCCAGGTCGACGGTAGCCTGTGGGAGGTCTGGCAGGACGGCCGGTCACGCTGGGTCAGTAACTGCGAGGTGGCCTGATGTCGGCAGTAGCCGCGCCCATGGTGAACCTGACGCCGTGCGGCAACTGCGGCAGCTACGACGTGCGCATGCGCGCGCGAGGCAGCGCCGGCAGCCGCCGCACTGCCCAGGTCGTCTGCTCGCGCTGCAGCGCCCAGAGTGAGCTGTGCGTTGGAGTAGATGCGGAAGCTCAGGCGGCCAAGGAGTGGGGGCACAAACCCCACGTGCCTCCTGCGCCGTCAGCCGCAAAGGTGGTGCGCGGCCGATTGCCGGTGCCAGAACCCACCCTGCAGCGTGACCCGCTTGAGCTGATCGCGCGCATGCTGGTCAGTGGAAGCTTCCGCGAGCCATCGAATGGCAGATCAACCATGCCGCCGCTGACGGCCGCCGACATCGCCGGGGCGGTCGGCATGATGCGCGACTCAGTGGCAAAGCAGGCAGTGCTAGCGGTCGCTCTGCGGGGACAGGGAGTGTCTCTATCGTCGCTGGGGCGTTCACTGGCAAGGCGGGTGATGCGGCAGATTCAGTGGCGGCGGCGAAGCGGCGCAAAGCCCGCGCTGCGAATGGAAGACCCGGCCGACCGCTGGCGCATGAGGCTGGTGCTGCAGGACGCGGTGAACGACCTGGTGTGGCCCGAAGGGAAGATTTCCGCACAGGATGCTGCCAAGGCGGCAAAGATGCGGAAGGGGGACTACCTGCGCATTTACGGGATCGCTGCCGCAACGTTGCGACAGGCGCTGGAAGATGGGCGGAAGGAGTTCAGCGGCAAGGTGTTCAGCAGTTAGAAGGCTCATGTTGACCGATCAAACCAACCCCAGCATGCTTTGCTGAAATACGAAGGGGGACGGAATGAAGTGGGGGAAGCGGCTATTCGCATGGCTTAGGTGTAGGCCATGGACAGGAATCACGATAAGCGTCAGCTGTGTCGCGCTAATCATTCTTAGAAACATTTTTCCGCAGCTTTTTGCGATGGATGCAGTCTCTGTAGGATTGCTTGTCGTTGCAGTTGCGCCCTGGCTTCGATCTGCAATCAAGTCAATCGAGCTTGCGGGCATTGGGAAAATTGAGCTTACTGACGTCGAGCAAGTTGCGGTGGAGGTAGGCGCATCGGACCTGCCCAGCCCGGTCGAGAGTCCTGTCGCAACCGAAGCAGCGGAATCGGGTAATGCAGCCGGGGAAACACTACCAGAGGCAGGAGTCGAAGAGTCCAATAGCGATGGGGACGCTGACCCTGAACCGGATGCGCCTGTGGTAAACGCGCACCTCCCGAGAGAGAGCTTCAACCAATGGCTTACAAGCATTGGTGAGAAAGGCGGGTGGATGGCCGATGGCCGGGGACAATCCATGTCAGTCCTCGATATTGAGTCTTCCCTTTTGTCCACAAGAAAGAGGATGCAAGTTCAGATCGAGCGCGTGCGAGAAACCATGCTTCATTACCTCCGTCTACTCTGCCAGATCTACGGGATCGCACCGATAGGGCTTTCGGCAGAGGGGATGCTGAAGCGACTCCAATCCCGATCGGCCGTTACGGAGAAGCAGGCCGGAGGTATCGCTGCAGCGATAGAAATGGTCGACAGTGTCTTGCATACACCCACAGCTCCACGCGCGATGCAGCGGACCTTGGACGTGGCAAAGGAAGTAAATGAATCTCTTGTTGTGCTGGTTCGTCAAGGAGAGATAGTGCGCTTGGCTCGAGATCGCAACTCATCAGCCCATGGCGATGGCGACCACCAAGCCAGCTGAGCGGCGTTGTTCGATGCATCACACACCCGCTACAACGGCGCTAAGGAACATTACCGCAGTCGCCGCGAAACTTACCGCATTCGACCGACTGCGGTAAGGAACATTACCGCAGTTGCATCGGGAACCAGAAGTTGTGCAAAGTATGTACCGTGGGCGAGGTAGTAAGCAGCTCACGGAACAACGGCCGCAGGCCTGGGCTCGGGAGGTCCAGTCACCTGCGGTTCGTCGTTTCTGGAGTTGGTTCGCGGGCCTGGCCGAGCGGTTTAGGCATCAGCCTTCCAAGCTGAGTACATGGGTTCGATTCCCATGGCCCGCTCCATTCATAGCGGTGTCGGCTTCACTGGACCGGGCTTCCGGTGAGGGACGCACCTCGGGAGCCGATACCGCTATGGGTGGATGGCGCGCTCTGCGCGCATTCGAAAGCTGGTTTGTATCCATGGAAGCCTCCAGCTGTTCAAAGTGATCAAGGCCGCAGGTGTTGAGCTGGAGAACCTATGCGCCGCCCAGATCCGACGGTGCGCTGGCGCAACTTGTTCCACTAAACGTCGGTGCCTCCTGCGGTTCAGCAAGGCACTCACGCAGGCCGCAGAGCGATGACTTCCTAGGTCATCGAGAAAGACGGCAATCTTGCCACCATCCAATCGCAAGCCCCGGCCCAGCCAGGGCTTTTTCTTTGCCCGCGTCCCAGCCGGACAAACTCTCGTGCCCAGCCGGCGCTAGGGGCGGGCACCAATCAACCGGGAGGGGCATATGCCGAACCGGACGAGCTACGGGGCCACCATGAAGGACGAAATCATTGGCACTGCCGCTGGTGCTGTAGCGAAGGCTGCTCCACCGGTGACGGTGGCCAGCGCGGTAGCCGCAGGGGCGAACCTCGATCGCGTGGTGGTGGTACTGACGATCATTTACCTGGTGGGCCAGATCAGCTATCTGGGCTGGCGCTGGGTTCGCGAGTGGCGGCAGAGGGCGCGCGCATGAAGGCCAAAATCATCGGAAGCAGCGCCGCCGCCGTCATCGCTTTGGCCGCGGCAGCGCTCGTAAAGCCATGGGAGGGCTACTCGCCGACGGCCTACGTCGACATGGTCGGCGTTGCCACCTACTGCTATGGCGATACCAGCCGCCCGGATAAGGCCATCTACACCGAGCAGGAGTGCGCCGAGAAGTTGAACAGCCGTCTTGGGCAGTACCTGACCGGCATTCAGGCATGCATCCGCGTCCCACTGCAGCCCCACCAGGCTGCGGCGCTGCTGAGCTGGACCTACAACGTGGGCGTGGGCGCTGCCTGCCGATCGACGTTGGTGGGGCGGATCAACGCCGGCCAGCCCGCCGCGAGCTGGTGCCCGGAGCTGGACCGCTGGGTCTACGCCGGTGGCAAGCGCGTGC